TGTAAATGGATCACCAGCAGCATCCCTCATTTCAAAGTTATACAGTAGCCCATTAAAGAATGCGCTATTAAGAGTTGAGCGATACCCTATATGTAATTGCCCATCTGCGTTTTTGCCAAAAACACGACCAGATGCATTAGCAGTATAAACAATTCCAAGCGGATCCGTTACAGTGAATTCTAGTGTAGATTTTTTTAAATGAATCGACCACTGACCGATTACCGATGTGTCAATAGATGAAGCTCTGTAATTAACTCCAGCAACATCAATCTCAAGAATTCCGTTTGATTGGGAAAGCTGAGAAAAATGAAAGCAGTTATTTGCGTTTGTTCCCAATGACAAAAAGAATGCAGCGCCTGTCGATTGATTCAAGAGGTTGAAGTCAATATCAATAATGTCATTATCGGCATAGAATGTTCCAAGTGTCGTCGTGCTTACCTTGTCATTAATACCATCAAAATACATCTTATTCCCAATAAGGCTACTTACTGGAGCTAAGACCCAGTTCACCATCTCCCCTAGTTCAATCTGCTCTGCCGTAAAGTCCTCCTCGTCGTTGTCGCTTGCTCTACGCACACGAACAACTGAATCCCCGTTACCATTTAAGGCACGGAGACTATATGCAGCAGCAGCCCCTCCATATTCAGCGAGGAGACGATCCCCCAACCTGTCGGTCAAGGGCTGGCGATCCATAGAACCCTTCAGGGAGATGTGCATACTAAATCTTGTGGAGTGCTACTAGGCCTGCGGAAAGTGTTACTGATGTAAACTTACCATAGATTACTGTCCCTGCCGAGAAGCTTGTCTGGAGCTTGGCAATGTTACCAATGGACTCACCAGCAACTGCGCTGATGGTTGCGTCCTTGAGGAACTGTATTGCACCAAAGTTACCAGCAGTTGCACCAGCAGCAGCATCAATAATAATCGACCCAACGGACGAGAACTCTAAAGCATTATTTCGTGATTTTGACATAATTTTATTTTACCTTGCTTGTCTATTAATATAAGTTGAGAAACGCTTGAGGGCAGTGTTGTTGTTCATCATGTTGTCCACCTTCTCAAGTTCCATGGCTATGTAGCTTTGTGCTACGCCTTCCTCGGCTAGTGCCTGCTCTTGCTTTTGATCCATGCGCAAATAGTCGGCATAAGCACCATGTGCCAAGAAGAAGAACCACTCACCAGGAATATTGGTGCTGTCCGCAGTAAACTGTGGAAGCTCCTTTTTGTATGTGACGTAAACTAGATTGGCAGTTTCAGTCGTAAGGTTAAGAATGTGCGCTCCGACAGAATCTACGTAGAAGTCATACTCAATGCTTGAGTTGCGAACCATGGGTTGAGTTCTGTGGATTCTAATAAACTCGTGGATGTTAGCTACATCTACCAATCTTGGCGCAGGGCCAACACCGTCGTCATCTACCACGAAGGCATCAATCGGGCCAGACCCATTATTGCCATCGTAATACAAATACTCATCAGCAGCACCCTCAGCAACATCAACAGCGGTTGCCTTAACTAGGTGCCAAGTGTTATGTGCTTCGTGTGTTTCACGACGAATGACATAGAGGTAATCCCCCATGTCCTTATACCAAACATCGTGATTGTTAAATTGTGTGTCGCTCTTGATATACAGGCCATTGACTGCACTTACACCTGCACCATAAATGTAGTAGCTATCTTCTGCATAAGCAACTGTTTGATTCGGGACTACCGACCTCGGCTCCCCTGTTACAAGGTAGCGTGGCCAGCTTTGGCTCATGTTATACGCTTCACTTGCTCTACGATTTACAAAGCTCAATACAGAAGTTTGTTCTGCATCGGTAAACGTCCCTGCTCCAGAGAGGGAACGTATGAGGGTCAACAAATCACTGTATGTGCGTTCTTGCATTAAAGTTTATTGGGTGCCAATTCTGGCATCTTCTTTTGGAAGTATTTAATAAATTGTTTGCTGTGAACTTCCTTGTGTCCGTATTTCTGTGTTAAACGGAAGAAGTCACGGGCTGGCATACTGGCCACTGGGCGACCAAGGATGGGGTGTTCTTTACCCCGAAATTGTTTAGCTTCTTGTGAAACTGCTTTAACTCGATCCTTCTCCTGCTCCCGTTCCATCTTGAAGCCAGTTTGGATCTCTTTCATGAATGCTCGGTCAATCTCTCCGTCCGAGTATCGTGGTAGCTTTGTAATAATTTCCATAAAAGAAAGGTTGGGGAGGAGCCACACTCGGCGACTCCCCCCAACCAGATCAATTAACTTAAGTTACGTCTTGGATAAGACCGTGCGCTTGTGGGTGATAAACACCAAGCGTAAGGGCGCAGTCAACATAACCGCGCTCACCACCACCTTGGTTGGGCAGACGAGTGCTACCAAGGGCGATGAGTTCGTGGATGCCAGCATACTCAGGGTTGATAAGGTAACCGCTAGAGTTGCTTGTGTTACCACCGAAGTCGGGCATGCAAGATGGGTTACCGTTCACGATGGAAACCATTCCGTGATCGGACTCATACATGTCTACGCGAAGGGTGATTTGACCCGAACCGCCATCGAAGTTTACGTTACGAACGCTGTTGTCGCTAGAGCCAGAGGTGCGAGCGAAGTCAGCGATTACGCGACGAAGACCAGTGTCAGCAATCAGCATGAGGTCATTGGTAGAACCAGTTTGCTCAAAGATGCTTGTGATGATGTCGTTGAGGGCTTCTTCACCGAACTCAGTTGTTCCAGCTTCAGCAGCAGTGTAGATGCTTGCAGCAGGAGTGCGGAAACCAGCAGGGACGTCCGAAGGGCCAGCAGAGTCAAGCCAGTCACCAAGACCACGAAGGCCGTAAGCGGTGTCTGTGCCGTTTTCTACTGCACGATCATTAGCAGAAGCAAGGGTTGCTTCGATGTCGCGCTTAAGTTCACGGATGCTCTTAGCTTCGGCTTGTGCAATCTTGGCAGGGCCAACACTGTCAACAGCTTCTTGCAGGTCAGAAACCTGGAAGTCGCGACGGAACTTTTGAACGTAGTTGCCCAGACGAGCACGACCAGCGAACTTGTCAGTGAATGTGCCGACGTCAGCACCTTCGCGGATACCTGCAGTTACAGGATCAGAAAGGCTGTCAACAGTCCACTCAACGAAAGTTGCGTTGGCTTTTTGCTTGTTAAGCGAGGAAAGGATCGGAGTTTCTTCAGGAGCGAGGATGGACAAAACATCTGTCAAGTCCTCACGATTGGAAACAGCCGAACCCGTATTAGTGGTATCATATGTATTTGAGAATGCCATTGTATTATTGGGTTATCGATTTTGCATTTGTAAGGTTCTGAGAGTTACGAAATCACTCTTGTTGCCTGATGTGCTGAATCGTTGCTTAATGTCCTTTAACTTCTTGACCTGTGGACTAGCCTTGCGCTCGGCTTGTGCTCCAGCTCCCGTAGGTTGCTTTGGAGGATTAAGGCGTGCGCTCTTGGCTGGCTCCTTGATTTCTCTACGACCATAGATACTGTTAGCAGCGTGAGCCATAATGTAAGGGAGTTGTGCCGACAAGTCTGGCGGCAGGGCTTCTTCTAGCTTAGAGAAGCGTGGGTCTCCTATCATGGCCTCGTATTGCTTACGAGTGTCATTGTCTTCACCTTGCATCCAGTCAAGTTCCTCAGTTGCTTTTGCAGTAAAAGCTTCTTTGAGTTGCTTGCCTTGTTGCTTGGATTGAAGTGTCTTGAGTTGTGCAGGGAGGAACTTGTCGCGGCTCTTACGTGCATTGAGCAAGCTCTTGCGCACGTCTGCCTTGGTCATTTCCTGACCTTCCACTTCCGTGACGACATCTTCTGGGCCATACCCGTCAGCATTAAACAGGACATCTTCAGCCCATTCAATGATACCATTTACTTCGTCCGCTTTAGCTTGAATACCTTCCAAGGAATCAATGTTTCCATATGGGTTATTCTTTACCTCTTGCGTCCCTTTCAGTGGGTCATTGTCGGCTTCTGCTAGGCTGGCTCGTAGTTTGGCTAACTCCTCTTCAGCAGCTTTACGCTGTGCAGTGAGTTTACCAAAGCGTTCGACAGCTTTGCTTCCTAGTTTTTTGCCTAGTTCGCGTAAGTCCGCTTCGGACATTTCGTCAAGGTCAATCTGTGAAAGAACATCTTCGGAGGATTCTGATTCTTCTGTCTCTTCCGCAGAACTCTCATCTACGTCTTCAACAACTTCTTCAACTTCTTCCTCTGATTCAACTGATGGTTCTTCTTGGGAGACTTCCTCCGAGGAAACTTCCTCTGGGGCTGCCTCTGGAGAACCACCTAAGCGTCGAGCGGCTAACTCGGACACTGATATATTTGCTGCCACCGAACTTGGTTCCGACTCGGCGTTATCGGTTGAGTGATTATCTGTCATGTTATTTGTCCATCCGTATACGCTGGATGATTGCGATAAATTTATAATAACACGCTATACAAGAGCTTCTCGGTGGCGCATGCGTAACGCCTCCCAGTTCACCATCTTGAGGATGTCGTCATAAGCTACGATGCGGCCAGCAAGCTGTTGTATATGCTCTGTGCTAGCGGCTCCTATATCACCGATTGCTTCTTCTCGTGCAGCCTCGATGGACTGAATGAAGCGTGCAAATGTCTCGTGATTGCTAAGGGCTTTAATGTCGTCTTCCATGTGTTATTTGTTAAATAGTGATACTGTCCGTGGGCCTCTTGTTTTTACCTGCTTAAACCAATCAGAGTCTTGTGCTTCTACAGCAGCAGTTCTGTAATCGTCGTTCTGCAGGGCTTCCCCCATCTTCTCAAACTCATTTAGTTTGGTTAATCCAAGGTTGAAGCTCATGTCCGTTAAGGCCATTTTCACACCCTCTGGTCGTTTATCAAACTTCGGATCAAACTTACGAGCATCGGTGTAGGCTTGAGATAAGCTATGATTATACAGGGTTTTGATC